GGGGTGCTGATTATTTTACCGCCTATGTCAATAAATAACGGCATTTGCTCTCGAATTTTCTCCGAAAGTTCAATAATGGAATTTTTAAATTCCTCAAATTTTTTATTTATGGCTTCTTGGTTCTCGCCTTTCGCAATTGCCGTGAATAAGGCTCTTAATTTTCCTCCTGCGTTTGCTGCCGAATCGGCGATTTCTTTCATCATCGGAGCAAAGGCAACACCAATACTTCGTTTGATAGAATCCATAACTCCGCCAAATTTTTGCATCGAGATGTCAAGGCTCCGAAGACTGTCCATAGTAGCATCGTCAAAGGTCGCCATGTTTTTTGTAAGTTCATTGAATCCTTCACTGCCACGCTTAATTATTGGGTTTAGCTCCATTGCCGATTTACCAAAAATCTGCATGGATATTGCGTTTCGCTCGGTTTCGTTTCCGACATTTTTAAGGCTGTCTATTGTTTCCCAAAATACAGTTTGAGCATCTCGTAAATTTCCGTTTGAATCTCTGACTTCAACACCCAAAGTCTTATACGCCTGGCTTATGGCATTTAAACTTTTGGCATCAAAATCGACCTTACTCATTGATTTTATTGACTTTGAGTAAGACTTGGTAAAGGTTTCAACGTCAACCTCCGTCATTTTTGCTGCCATGCTGAATTTTTGCAAAACTTCAGACGAAATCCCTGTTTTTTCGGACATTGCACTCATCTCACGGCCAAAACTTGCAGCACTTTTAACACCGCCCATTAAGTAATTACCGAAATCTTTGGCTGATTGAGCGATTTTGCTTAGACCTGCTGTGATTGCTTGTGCTGAGAGATTTGCTTTTAGCATATCTCCAAAGGTTCTGGTGGATTGTCCTGAAGTTTGCATTGCTTTGTCTACATTTTTTAATTCTTGCTCGGTTCCTTTGAGTTCCTTTTCGGCATCGACTAAGGCTTTTTCAAATTTTTTAGTTTCGTTACTTCCTTTTCCGAACGCTGTTTCGGAATTCTTAAGCGCATCACGAAGTAATTTTACTTTTTCGGATTGATTTGAAAAAATATCACTGAGTATTTTTTGCTTTTCGGTAAGTGCCTCGGTGGAATCCTTATTTTTCTTGTATTTTTTATCTACCGCATCAAGCTCACCCTTTAATGTCCCGATTTCTTTATCGAGTTTACCTACGGAAGAAGTTGTCTTTTCGCTAAAATTACTGTATTTTTCGAGCTCAGAATTGTTTTGCTTAAGTTCGCCACGCATTTTATTAAGCTCTGCCTGAGCAATATTTAATTTTGTCGCCCATGCCTGAGTCTTTCTGTCGTTTTCGCCGTACATTTGAGTGGATTTCTCAAGTATTTGTTTCAGCTTATCGATTTTCTCTTTCTGAGCATCAATTTGCTTTTCTAACACTTTATTTTTTGCTGTATATGCTTCTATTGATTTGTTATTACCTAAAAATTGACTTGAAACAGCCTTAAGCTCACTACTGAGAAGTTTTAACCCCGAATTTATGTCTTTAAGTGCGCTGTTAAAGGCTTTTTCACCATCAATTCCGAGTTTTATTCCTATATCGGGCATCGTTATTTCACTCCCAACCTTTTTATTTCCTCATCGAATTTTGATTTCATCGCTTCGATTGCGGGCTTTTTCGAAGCAACTCTCGCAGGACGCACAAATGGGCGAGGAGATTGCCCTGTTTTGCCGTATTCAAGCACATTTGCAATCATGGCGTTTGTTATTGTGTAATAACTTCTTTTCTTTTTGGCGGCATATTGTTTGCGTCTTGGCTCTGCAAATCCTATTTTTATATTGTAAATGCCCCTCGAGCTTTTCTTTACGGGAGACATTCCGAGCGAATTTTTAAGTTCGCCCGTGCTTCGCATAGATGAGTTTGTAATAGCGTGATTTAAGTTGTTTCTCACAGCTTTTAAGACAATCTCTCCACCCGCTTCAAGTGTTGATTTTAAGATTTCATCTTGTCTTCCTGATAGTTTTTCAATTGATTTATAAATCTCATCGGGAAGTTTAATTTCGCATTTTGCCATACGCTCGCCTCCAACTTAGTTTTTTTAAAATGGTATCCAACCATTTGGATTTGTCTCATTTTCAGGTTCTTTGAATTTATATCCTTGAACTTTAAAATTGTGATATTTTTTGTATTGATTAAAAAGCAAAAGCCACTTTTTTATAGTAAAATGCCCGACCTCTTTTTCGGAAAAGCCGAGCAACTTTACTCCGACAAATAAAATCCACGAAAAGTCTATTTTTGACTCATCGTGGTCACTACGTTTTTTGGGTTTGTATCTTTAGGCAAAGCGGTATTTATCAATTTAAAAATCTGTTTTCCCGATTCCTCAAATCCGATTCTTGAGATAAGTCTGCCGACTTGTTTTGAAGTCATGAAATCCATTTTTTGATTTTCTTTTAATTTATCGTTTTCGATGTCAATGCCTTCATTTATCATTTCCAGAATCATAAATTTCAAGGCTTTGTAGCTCGGTTCACTTCCTCGCATTAATTTTACCCATTTGCCTACTCCGCCGTATTCTTCTTCTGCTCTTTCCATAACATTTAGCGTAAATGCTATAGGATATTTTTTATCGCCGTCAGTTAAATACTCGATTTTATCTATCAATTAAATCAAGCTCCTTCACCATTACTCGTGTTAGCATTCGGGTCGGAAAGTGGCTGAGTAAAGTACTTGTCAAGTTCACTTTTAGCTGCCGCCAAACTGTCAACGTCAATATGCGATTCCCAATCTCCGTATTTATTTGGCATGGTCATGCCTTCAACCGTGATTGTTTTAAACTCCAAATTCTCACCTTTTGTTGATGCTTCGGGGACAAATGGTTTGAATTTCATTTTTGGAAAAAATTGTGCTCTGTATTTTGTTTGACCATTAACCATCTTACTGACGATGTATCCAAAGCCCACATATGGTGCGATATCGTTTATGTTTGAACGATATCTTCCCGTTGATGTTTCTTGTTTACGCCCGAGTAAATCGGCAAACACACCGTCATCATCATTCGCTGCGGAAAGTGATATTGTTGCGTTTTGGAAACTCGATGAGTATTCCATTAGCTTATCATCACCATAAAGACTCGCTTCTGCTGAGTTCGGTGTGATACTCGCACTTATTGCTCCTATAAATTCTTTTGCTGTTTGATATGTTGTTTCGGCACCTTCGCCCGAAGTGACGAGAAGTGCATATTTCATATTTTGCACTCCTATATTTGCCATAATGTTTTACCTCCTAATTTTCATTAACTTCCTTCGCTAACATCCAAATCATCAACATAACCCTCAAACTGTTCGAGAGTTTTTAAGTAGGTATATGCGGAATCAACATTTAAATCCTTGTCATATGGAACATTTAAGTATTCGGTGTGTATAAAAACGTCCATTGGGACATTGTTTTTCAGTGCTTCTTTCTCCTCGAGCCTTTTGGATTTGTTTGTATAAGACGCAACCTCGATAATGCTACTTTGATTTGTAATATTATCTACACTTACGACCCTGTGATATTACACTATGATGCCATTTGGCAGTGTTATGCTTTTTATTAATGCCATGATTTTATCTCCTTTACATTTAATATTTATATCCTACTATTTTTATAATCTTTAGAGCTCCATCCGTAAAACTAACAGTATTATTATTAAATATCTCAACATTATAATTACGTTTCCATGTCAATGTAC